GCCCCTGGAATGCCCAATCCATTCAAGGCCGGTAGTATTAACATAACGAGACAAATGCAACTAAAAGCAGAGGAGCCCGAACTTGCAGCTGTGCTGGAAAGGGAAGCTTCTTTGTAGCCCCGGTGGGGCTTGTCTCACCAAGTCCGTGGCTTGGACCCCGCACACACCTTTAACGTTGGTTTTCTAAGATGGCCGCACCATTTCAGAATTATTCCGGCGGTGTCCTTCTCGCGGACATCGTAAAAAGGAATAATCTCAGCACCTATGTGTCTGAGGCAGTAAAAGAGCGCAGCTTGTTCATCAAGTCTGGCGCTGTTGTTCGTAATCCTTTGCTGGATGCCCGCGAAGGCGGCACCCGCATCCAAGTCCCTGAGTTCAATCCAGTATCTCCAACTGAGGAGATCATGGATGGTACAGCTACGTGGGGCACAAGCACCGCTGGCTACCTAACTCCACAGAAGATTGGCACCGGCACCCAGATCGCTTCCATCTGCCACCGCGGTTTCGCGTATGCAGTGGACGACGTTGCAATGTTGGCAGCGGGCGAAGACCCAATGCTTCACATCCGCAACCAGCTTGCCGATGCAATCAACAAGCTGAACAGCGCACGCCTGTTCTCCCAGCTTGCTGGTTTGTTTGGCACAGCATTGTCTGCCCATTCTTTGGACAAGGCAGTTGCTGCAACCTCAGGACAAGGCGAAGCCAACTTCCTGACCGCAGCCAATTTGGCTGAGGCCCGCGCTGCTCTTGGCGAGCGTGGCGATGAGCTGGACACCTTGATTGTCCACCCATCCGTTGGTTTCTACCTGTATCAGGTTGGCCTTCTTACCTTCAGCACCTCTGCACTGGCCGCTTCTGGCGCAGTGACCTGGGGCGGTGGCGGCGTCGGCGTTGGAGCCCGCTCCATCGGCGAATTTGCTGGCTGTAACGTGATCATGGACCCACAGGTCAACACTGTGATCCCTGGCACGGCAACCCACGTCAAGGAGTTCCGCTGCTACCTGATGAAGGGTGGTTCAGTTCTGGAAGGCGTCCAGCAGGATCTGCGCATTGAAGCAGACCGCAACGTGCTCTCGAAGCAAGACGTGCTTTCTGTGGACTACCACACCGCCTATCACGTGATGGGCACCAAGTGGACCAGTGCTGGTGACAACCCCACCAATGGCACTCTGGCCACTGCTGGCAACTGGTCAGCCACCTACGACATCGACCTGATCCCAATGGTCGAGCTGATCGTCAACAGCCCACTGGACACCAGTGCAATCGCCTGATACGTCCAGCAAAAGCTGATATTGCCCCGCTTCGGCGGGGTTTTTTATTGGGCTAAAATCAGAGAAAGTATTCCTGCAGTCTTGTGGCCGCAACAATCGATGCCACATTAAAGGGCGAAAACGCCAACAGCTTTGTAACGCTGGCGGAAGCAAACGCCTATTTCGAGACCGTTCCAAGTTCTTCCACCTGGGACGACAAAACTGACGACCAAAAGAACCGCGCCATCATCAGCGCAACCCGCTGGATCGACGTACTTAACTTTTACGGCGACCGTTGCAGTAACGGCCAAGCCCTGAGCTGGCCGCGCAACAACTACCACGTTGACCGTGTGGAACTTACATGTTCCGTCATCCCAGCCGACATCAAATACGCCACCTACGAGCTGGCGCGTGCGTTAGCAAACGATACCGATGCGGTCACCGGTAACACCGGAACCGAAGGTTTGTATGAAGAAGTCGAGCTAGGCGAACTAAAGGTGAAGTACAACACGGATAGCCAGGCAACTGGATCTGTGAACAACATTTTTGATGTCTACCCGTGGTTACAGTCTTACCTTGGAGCCTTCACCTTGGGCGGTTCTGGGGGTTATCAAGTGCGCGTTGTTAGAGGATGAAATGTCAAAAATAGACGACACCTTTTCACCAATTCCGGCCCAGATCTTTAACGACTGGGGCCAGGACATCACGTACATCAAGACCACTACACCCCGCGCCTACGACCCAACCACAGGAGCTGTGACTGGAGCGGATACCAATGTCACGGTAAAGGGCATCATCAGCCGCCTTACCCCGCGCGAATCCGAGGGCTTGTATCAAAGCACGGACGTAAAGATTTTGATTGGTACGGCAGAACTTGGCGATTATTATCCAACAGAAGCCGACCGTGTGCAGTATCCGCAGGCAGGCGAAACCCGCGAAGCTAAGATCATCAACATTTTGACCTATCGTGGTGACAATCCCATATACCACACCCTGATCGTGAGGCCACAGTAATGGCTAAGAACGGTCTATTTAAGCTTTTAAAAGAACTGGACCGGGTAGCTGCGACTACGGTATTTAACGGCCCAAAAGCTGCCGCAGAACGCACAGTCCGTGAATTACAGCAGGAGGGTCCAAGCTGGAGTGGTAAATTTTCAAACTCTTGGCAGATTGAAAGTCCCGTGGGCGGTATAGGTAGTTCTAAAGGTGATGGCCAGCCGGGCGAACCAAGGCCCATTTTTACGCCTGCTGTAACAGGCCCCCAAGTAGCAAAAAGTGTGCTTACAAAGGACAAAGTTGTTTTTACCATTTCAAACTTTGCAGAATACGCAGCTGAGGCCACGGATTTAGTTGAAAGTGCTTTTATCCGGCCTCCAGGTCAACCTTTCCCACAAACTCAACTAGGTCGAAATAAATTTCGTGAAGGTGATGGTGGCCGTCAACAGCCGTCCTACCGAGGCTATGTCGGTGGGGGTAACCCAGACAGTGAGTCCAGCGCCACTGCTGATCTTGACTGGTTCGCTAGTTATGTAGAAGGGGGCAAACTGGATCGCGCCGTCAAAATTGAAATGGATGACCTGTTTAAAGGACTGCAATGAACTACCAAGCGATTCGGGCATCAATGGAGAACCCGCTACTGACGGCGTTTAACAACTTGTCCCCTGCAGTACCAGTGTATTTCGACAACATCACTGCCGTACCACCAAATACAACCACCGAGTATGTCCGCGTCAACATCACGTTTGGTCTAACCAACGAACCAACACTGACCTCCAGCGTGGACAACGCCCGTGGTGCGTTAGTAATCCGCTTGTTCACAGAAAAGGGCCGTGGTCCTGCTCGTAATCAAGAGCTAGTTACAACGGCAGTAAATGTACTAGAGACACTTAATAACACGTCTAAAACTACTACAGGTGTGTTTGTTAAATTGGGAGAAATAAACGGTCCTACATTTTCAGCGACTGATGAATCCCCGCACTTTGTAGGTCGTATTGATACAGGCTATGTAGCAACTGTGCTGACTTAAATAGTCGCTAACCTGTAGGTAGCCGGGCAGTGCCCGCGGAGACCCTTATTCCCTGGTACGCCCAATGGCAACCACCGTTCTTTCCGGCACTTCAGGTGCCCTCTACTACAAGCCCGCTGGAACAACCAGCAGTTTTGCCGAGTCTAACGTCGATACTGGCGCAGACACCATTACTGTTGGAACCTACTTGAACTTGAAAGTAGGCGATCCAGTGCAGTTTAGTGTGATCAACACTCAAACTGGCGGCGCAGGCACAGGCACACTTCCCGCAGGACTCAGCCTTTCGACCACCTACTACGTTATTGCTTATACCGCCAGCACCGGAGTGCTGCAGGTGTCTGCCACCCTGGGTGGAGCGACAATCACCATCACCGATGACGGCACAGCTGTTAGCCCTAACGCTTTCCAAGTTGCCTACGCCGCATTTGCAGTAGTCGGACAGGTCCGCGACTGGAGCTTTGAGATCAACCGTGCTGAAATCGATGTAACCACCATCGGTCAAACCCCTGGTCAGTACGTTCCATTCCGCAGCTACATCTCCGGTTTCGGCGATGGTACGGGCAGCGCAACGGTCTACATGACCGACGAAGACGCTTCCCTCAGCAACCGCATGATCGAGGACGTGCTTCAGCGCAACCAAACTGGTGCTGCCTTCAAGCTTTACACCGACCAAGTGTTCAGCAGCGGTTCAGTGAACGAAGCCGAAAGCCGTTCCATCGAGTTTGAAGCAGTGCTGACTTCTGCCAGCATGAACGTCACTCCCGACGACGCACAGTCTGTAAGCGTAAGCTTCCGTCCATCTGGCACCCCAAGCTTCGACTTCAGCCAGACCTGATAAAGTGCTACTTAAGGCACTACTTAATAATTATTAAGTAAGCACCCAGCCCCGGTAATACCGGGGTTTTTTATTGCGCTACGCTATAGTTAATTTATAGTCAAGTACAAATCATGCCCGCTGGATCGAATCGTGCCATTGATCGGTTGCGTAAAGCAGCAAATCTCCAGCCGAGCAAGCGCAAGGTTAAATTGTCTGACGGCACCACATTTGAAATGTGGATCAGCCCTTTAACCATGGCGGAACGCGAACGCGCTCAAAAGCAAGCCAAGTCTGACGACGCTGGAGCGTTTGCACTGCAGCTGCTAATCGGCAAAGCACAGGACGAAAACGGCGCCAAGCTTTTCTCTGCCGGTGAAATCGATATTTTAAAAAACGAAGTCAAGGACAGCGATCTGCAGTCTTTGATGTTGGCCATCCTTAGCGACGAAGACGAAGAGCCAATGGACCCAAAATCCTAGTTGCGGAACTTCGTAAAGACAACTGGCTCATGCTGCAGTTCGGCGTTGCCAAGGAGCTTGGCATGAGCTTGACCGAAGTCCGCACCACGATGACACCAGAGGAGCTAATGGGCTGGAGCGCCTACTTCCAGATCCTTAACGAGGACCAGGAAAAACAAATGGAAAAAGCCCGCCGCCGAAGGTAACCTATTCTGCGCCTAGAATAGAAGACGACGTACCAGCTGTGGATCGTGGCATACAGAGCTGAAATTCAGATAGGCGTAAAAGGTGTAGAAGAGCTTACCAAGCTCCAAAAAAGGCTTGAAGGAACTAACTTTAAGATAGATGAAATCAATAAAAAGCAATCGACCACTTTTGGTGGTCTAGCCCAAAGCATACAGAATTATGCACAGCAGTTAAATTTAGCTGAGAAAGCTTTAAGTAAAGTTGCGGCAGCTACTCCACAGGAAACTAGAGCAGTAAACAACTACGTTACTGCCTTAGGTAATGCCAACGCAGCTAGAGAAAGACAGAACAAACTTATTGAGCAAGAAATTGCAAATCGTACAGCAGCCACAGCAGCATTAAAGGCGTATAACGCCGCAGCGGCTGCCCCCACACAGCGAGGCGCTGCCACCACAATGTCAGGCGGCTATTTGCGCGGTGCCTTTAGGGGCGGTTCGCAGTACCCAGGCCCTATAGGGCCAGGTGCAGCTTCTAGTACAGCTTTATCTTCTGCTTTACCGGCTAGATCAGCACGTACCACCCAGTACCTAAGTCCTATTGGGCCTATTTCTCCTCAAGAGCGCACTGGACGCGCAGAACAGCTTGCAAGGGAGGCTGCACTAAAAAGCCAAGCTAACCAAAAAGAATTTGCAGCACAAAAAGCATTTCAAACCAAACTGTTTAATATTGAAAAACAATTTGAAAACAGTCTAATACGACAGCGTGTAGAGGCGGACAACGCCGAGTTTGATAGATTATTAAAACGGCTTGACGTAGAAAAAAGCAAAAGAAATGAAATAAATACCTTAACAGAAAAATCTAATAAAAAACAACTTGAAGACTTTGATCGACGTTTAAGAGAAACGGGCACTCTGCGGGGCCAGACCAGCCCGATTGGCGGAGCAGTAGGCATCCCAGGCAGTCCTGCCGCTAAACAGCGCACAGCCCGAAATAAAAAATTACAGGGTGCCGCAAGCAACGCAATCATCGGTGGTGCGTTCCCGCTGCTTTTCGGCCAAGGAGTCGGTGCCTCAGTAGGCGGTGCTGCTGGCGGCGCGTTAGGCGGACTTGCAGGAGGTCAATTTGGCTTTGGACTGTCGCTAGTAGGCACTGCGGTTGGAACGGCAGTTGATACCTTAATTGCTAAAGCCGGAGACCTTGGCAAAGCTTTAAACCCGCTAACTGCAGACATTGGTGCTTTAGCAGATGCCGCCGGACTCGCTGGTACAGAGAACGGAAAGCTAATTAAATCGCTGGAATCCTTTGTTGGGTCTGAAAAAGCTTTACAGCTGGCGTCTCAACAGCTAGCTGTAATTGTGGGCGAAGACGGTGTGCAGGCTTTAAAGGAGTATGGAGACGCAAACACTAACTTGTCAAATCAGCTTAGTAAAGCTTTCACAGATTTATCTGCATCTATTGCACCGTTTTTAAGCCAAATTACAGGGGCAATTGCACAGAGAGTTGAAACTACACGACTTGTAAAACGTGGGGTTAATGAATTTAGTGCTGACCCAGCTATAAAGAAAGCTCAAGACGAATTTTTACGACGTAAGATTAGCGAATTTGAGCTTGAGCAAAAAATAGCTGATGTTGTGCGACAAAAAGAAGCAGCTTTGCAAAAAGCTGCAGATTCTCAACTACAGGCTACATCAGGTAGCCGTATTGGCCTTCAAATTGCTGAACAAGAGTTTATTATTGAGCAAGCAAGAGGCAATCTTTTAGATGCAAGAGTACAAAAAAGTGAAAAGGAAATAATACTTTTAAAAGCCTCAGAAGAAGCACAAGCTATTATTAGCCAAGAGGACAAAAAACAGCTAACATCTGCTCAAGCACAGCTTAAATTCGAAGAATTAAATGTAAAAACTACTACTTTAAAATTACAACTAGAAAACGCTATAACTAAAGCTAAAGAAGATCAAATAAAGCAGCTAGAACGCGAAAACCAAGCTGCAAAACGTGCGGCAGCCGCAGAAGCAAAAAGAGCTCAGCGTGAATTAGAAGCACGAACCAGAGGTATTAGTTCGGCTAAAGTAGGAAGTATACAAGCTTTAATTGCAGGCAGTAGTGCTGGGCTACAAAGCACCCGTGTATTTGAAGGAGAAAAAGCGTTCTTAGACGAAAGTGAAAAAGCCCTTGAATACGAAGTTAGGCTCAAAACCCGTATATTAGATATTCAGTACAAGCAGCGAGCTTCACAAGCAAAATCCCAGGAGGAAGCAGAGCAACTGTTTAACACATATAATACACAATACGACACTATTGAGCGTATATATTTTACTCAGTTACAACAAATACGACAGCAAAAAGAGCAGCTTAGGGTACAAAAAGAAATTAACGCTTTACAGCAAGCAGAAGAAACCGCCGGTATCACGCGGGGCTTTACTCGCAATATTGCGGACGTGGAACGTAGGATTGCCTCGCCATTTGGAGGCGACGATTCAGACATGTTAAATCTTAGAATCGAACAACTTCGTCGAACAGAAGACGTATACAGAGACATAGACACTCAGGTAAGTATTTTAAACAAACAATTAGAAGCAGACCCCAGCAATGAAATTATTGCGGACAACATAAAAGGTCTAGAAGAACGTAGACAAAAACTTGAGGCGCTTTTACCGGTTTTAGACCAAGTAGAGCAGGCGGAATTGCGCCAGAACCAGTTGATGGAGAAGTACGGCTTTATTGCAAACGAAGCCGCTACTGCAATGTCATCTGCTGTGCAGTCGATTGTTACGGGCACTGGTTCGGTAGAGGAAGCCTTTAGCGACATGTTTGCCAATATCGGAAAAGCCTTTATTGATATGGCGACTCAGATTATTGCCAAGGCGTTGGTCATGAAGGCGCTAAACATACTTGGAAGCGCCTTTGGCGGCGGACTGGGGAGCGTTGATGCTGGCGCTGGAACTTCCAATCTGTTTGGCAATTCAATTAGCGATTTTGGTGGCGGTTCTTTTGGTGGTTTCATGGCCAACGGCGGCCCAGTAAATGCAAACACGCCCTACATCGTGGGCGAAAGTGGGCCTGAGTTGATGATTCCATCCACCAGCGGCATGGTGCTGTCTAACAGCGAAACCCGTCAGCAGCTAACGCAACAAGGTTCTGCAATGCGTAGCACCGAGGCTACCCGTCAGCAGCTGAACACGCAGCGAAACACAATGATCACCAACAGCACCCGCGAAACAGAACGCATGACCGAAATGATGCTGTCTAATCCAGATCCAATTGATGTAAGGTATGAATCAACGGTAATCAATAATGTTGAATACGTTACGGCAGAACAGCATCGTCAGGGCATGGCGCAGGCTGCTGAACGCGGCAGATCACTGACACTCTCGGCGCTGCAGGGTAGTGTTAAAACAAGAAAAAAGGTAGGACTTAGCTAATGAGCGCATTTGCCTTCGTCAACTATGCACGGTTTATGCAGGACTCGTCCACACCAACCGTTTACGCCTATCAAAATTTTTCAGTCAATTTAACGAGGACGTACGGCGGAGTTACGTACAGCTTTCTTCCCTTTGCTGTTTCGACTGGTGCAGGCAGTAAGGGCGGCGACCGATCCGAAGCAGTGCTAGGCGCTGCGACAAACGGAATCAGCGTAAACATTTTTGCTGAAGCTGTTCGAAGCCGCTGGCTATTGGATTTAAAAACTGTCAGTCTCGATGTGACGGACTTCAGTGATGTTGCACTGATTCGATCTGAGCTTTGGCGTGTCGCGAGTTACGACATGGATACAGAAAAGGTGCTGTTGAAACTAACGTCACCGCTGGATGCTGTTGCATCTGACGTTCCAAGGCGTGTCTTGAACACAAAAATCGTTGGTGCGTTGCCAACATCTGGTTCGTTGGTGGTCAGCTGATGATTGATTGGAAGCCTTGGGTTGGCCTGCCTCACGTATTCGGGGAGCATCCGAAGCACGGTCGGGGCGCTGATTGTGTGGTCATGGTCTGGGCGATATTGGATTCTGTTGGTGTTTATCACCCGCCATTTGATTACCGGTGGATGGAATTAGCAACTGCTGGTAAATGGGAAGAATTGCAGGCGCTATGGAACGCAGCAACAGAGGTATTGCCAGAAATGGAAGAGTATGCAGTTTGCATGTTTAAAAATGGCGCAAACGGTCTTGGCGTCGGTATTGTTGTAGAGAACGGGGTTTTAGTTGTCCATCACAAGCGTGGCGTGTGCTGGTTACCACCGCGAGCCATGCGAGAATCCCAGTATCGTCGATTTGTGAAATGAGCAATTTACTCCCGTCTGATAAATATCTTGCCTCAATGCTGGGGTTAACGGATGAGGAGTATTCCTGGTTTAAGGCTGAGGTGCGAAAGCGCAGCGCAGAAGCTCCTGAACCTGCCGTAGTTGCGGGGCTTGAAACTGCTGCAATTATTGCAATCGCCAATTTAGTGATTGGCGTTGGCCTCACTGTTGTTTCGACGCTGCTAAGACCAAAGCCATCATTTGATCAAAACGAACCAGGCAGACCGCCCGAATTAAGGGCGACAAGTAGCGGCGGCCAAACAACAACACAAAACCAACGCTTTGCACCAAGATACGGCTTCAATTCAACGCAAGAGATCTCAACTTTAGGATCAGTTATACCGCTTGTTTATACAAATAAAGAAACGATTGCATCTATTGTGTATGGTGGCGTTCGAGTTAATACGCAGCTGCTCTGGTCGCAGATCTATAGCCTTGGCGGATCGCAGATGCTCAGGGCAATCTTTCTGGTTGGTGAGGGGCCAATAGCCGCTATTGAGCCTAGTAATTTTGCGTCTGGTGGCAATACTTTAACTAGCTACGACTTCGGCAATACAACTGCCAACCAAATTGGTTCGAGGATGGCAGTATACGCAAGATATGCAAGTGGTCTTACAACACGTATTGCACCAGGAGATCACGTTTACGGGCGTAGTGCAAGCGAAGACGTAGGAAATAGCAGCAACTTAGCCGGTTCAGAAGTGTTTGGTGTTCGTGTCGGAAATAATGTAACTCAGGATTTTTGCGCGAGTCATAAGCCAGCTAACCAAACAACGTTTGGTGTGTACGCATTTTGTGGCAATGATTTTGGGATGCGTCCTAACCCGACGTTTGAACCGCAGGTACGGGCACAGCTGCTACCTGAAGGCGACGAGGGAAAGACTGAAGTTAAATGCGTATTAGACGAGGCAAAATATGCAAGCCGCAAAAAGGCTCAAGCATTTTATGGATCGCGCAGCGGGATCACGTCTTCAGGGCTGGGAGCTATCGGTGGAACGACCACTTATAAGCTTTTTTCTTCAAGTGACAAGGACACTACTTTTGGTCGTGACATTGAAGATCTTACAAATACAGGTTCATGGGTAATTGAAAAAGAGCTAATTACCCCAGAAACTCCAGCGGGTTATGTAAAGCAATTCGACACAGGATCGGGCTCCAACAAAAAAGCTGTTTCTCGTTTCAAAAGCAGCAACATTGAAAATTTAGCTCAAAGCCTTCTTAACAGGCTGACCGTAAGTATCACTACAGTAGTTGTAGGCAATAGCGTCAACGTTACGTGGGGAGGAACTACCGTAATTGACAGCACAAACGTAGCGGGATCAAATAAGGCATATATTGCCGTGAATATTTCTTTTAACAGCAGCGGTCTTGATAGCGTCAGCAACAACAACGCAGTTGACACAGAGCTTGAATTACTCAAGGCAAGTAAGTTTAAGCTTAGATTTAAAAATGATCTTACCGCTGACGATCCCGAAGATGATATAAAAGTAGTTCAGTTTCACAAAATCCTTGTAGAAGACGACACCCAGCAAGAAATTGGGCTTACAGCTCCTTCGTATTCAGGGCCTTCTCTTTTTACAAGCACGGCAGATATTGACGGGACAACTGTGCTAACCAGTGCGTCGATGAGCAGCGGCTCTGTTACGTTTTCAGAACTTGACGTTACGACAACTCAACAATACCCAACGTTTAGATTTGATCGTAGTACTACGAGTTGGCAGGGTCCAGGGACGACTAGCAACTCATTCACTTTTGTAAGTTGGTTTTCTATTAAAGACGCATACTCCGAGAATTGCAAGGACATTGCATCTGTCGTCGCAGGCCGTCAACAAAGCTGGGATGATTCTATTGTTGTAGGAGAGTTGTATAAAATTGGTACTGGATTGGCAATTTGTACGAACAGAACCAATGGACCATTTAAGTCTGAAGTTGACGGATCGACACTAACTGTTGAGGCAACATTCAAAACAGTTCGTACCGGAGTCGTTACCACAAATAGTCAATCACAAATAGAAAAAGACGGCGACACATGGCTTAACCAGTCGCTTGCTGGTAGTAGTCCTGAGCCTCGTAATGTCGCAACAACTGATGGCCATATTATGCGTTGTGCTATTGCAAGCGTATCAACAACAAGGCCGTGTAAAACAGTTGAGTTTGGCATCAGATCTACCTTAGGCACACGCATTAACGGGCTAACTAATTTTGACACTACCAAAGGTTACAATGAGTGCGATAACCGTGCGTGTTTGGATTACAAAGGAAATATTTTAAACGAAGGCACGGCTTTATACACTGACATACATTCTTCAAACCTTGTCTCAACGACTGTTGAACGGTATAGCTTTTTCTATATCAGTTATCGAGCCGCTGCAACTTCTGGAGCATTCACACGACTAAGTAATGCATACGGGATCCGGGGCGCAACGTCACAGCAAATATTCAATTACATTCAGCTTGAAATGCCCAGTGTAAAGCAATGGGAGTATCAGATCGAGCCGCTTACGGGATACGAAGTTCGCAATCATGTGACAGGCAGTTTATACGTCTTAGACGCAAGTTACATATTTGGAACTACCCAACTGGTTTCGGAAACAGGTGGCATTAGCGTGCTATTCACAGGCGTACAAGTCACAAAGAGCGCAGATACGTTTGCAATCAGTATTGGCCGCAGACCATCCGCTGAAGGGCAATTAAACTACCCACAAACAGATGCAGATTTCAGCAACGGCGATACTTCGTTAATAGACACTTGGGGTAAATTGGCTGAAAGTTTTGTGTATGAAGAAATTTCATCTTCTGCCGAGAAAGGGCCAGAACATGAAATTGTTTACATTAATGAGATAGTACCAAACTCTACTCAAGCAAATTACGACAACCTCGCATTAGTAGGCGTCAACATAAATTCGTCAGTGGAATGGCAACAATTCAGCCAATTTAGTTGTTATGTGACTGGCGGTAAAACCTGCCGTCAACTGCGGAGCAGCTTGGCCGTAGGTGCAACGCATTTACTCCCAGACATTGTGTTGGACTTAATGACCAACAGCACCTACGGGAGAGGCGATTTAATTACTGACGACATGGTGAACTTCACTGAGTTCACAGCTGCAGCCACTTGGTGCTATGAACGCAAATATTTCTTTGATGGCGTAATAGCTGATAAAATCAACATCCGTCAATGGTGCGCTGATGTTGCTGCAACGCATCTATTGATATTTGGCGAGTCTGACGGCAAATTCTTCTTGCGTCCAGCTCTGCAGTTTGATGCTGTGGCAATCACGGGCCTTTTTACTGCAGGCAATATCGTCGAAAATAGCTTCAAGCTTCAATATTTTGATCCTGAGGAACGTGACCCGATCCAGGTTTCGGTTCGTTATCGCGAAGAGCGGGCAAGCACAAATCTGGACAACCCTGGCATGTTCCCAACCGTTCGCGAAGTGTTGGTGCGTGAATCATCCGCCAGCTCCAGTGTCGCGCTAGAAACCATCGATATGTCTGACTACTGCACGAATCGCGACCATGCGATCGATGCGGCCAAGTTCATTATCCGTATGCGGCGCATCCCAACTCATACTGTTTCGTTTACCACGACTCATGAAGGCGTTTTGATGGCAATGGCGCCGGGCGATTACATCAAAGTGGGCATGGACGCTACTGAGTACGATGAGTTCAATAATGGCGTTGTAACGCCTGAGGGTGCATTAGTCAGTACAAAATCATTAACTGATGGTTCTTATACCGTAATTGCTTGGAACGGTGACGCCGATACAGCACCAGCTGACACCACGCTGGTTGTTAGCAACAGCGGCACAACAGCAACGCCTGTAGGAGTTGTGTTTACGGTTAAGCTTCCCAGCACACAAGTTCGCACTTATCAGATTGAGCGCATAACTCCAACTGAAGAAGGCACGTTTACAATTGAAGCAGTACACATGCCAACTAACAGCTCAGACATTCTGGAGCTAGCAGATGGTTTCGATACCGCTGGTAACTGGAGCATTCAAGACTGATGGCGACAACATTTCCCAGCATTGCACCAACAAGACGCAGCTTTGTTGCGCCAACATGGCCGACCAAGACACAGATGTCACAATCTGGTGTAATCACTCGTAGGTTGTGGGGCAGCAGGCCCAGCCAGGCAAAACTCAACCTGACATTTGGGAACGTCAACGACACCAACACAGCGGCAATCCTTAGCGCATACAACGCAGCAAAAGGTTCAGTCGATAGCCTGACATTACCGGCGCAGATATTTGCTGGAGCAGATGCAACATTGCAAAGCTGGCTGAATGCCTCGGCTACAGGGGCCGGTTTGCTGTGGTCTTTTAGCGAAGGCACCTCGCCACAAGTTGAAAGCGTTGCTCCTGGTCGTTCCAATGTGGCTGTTGAATTGACAGCAGAGCTTAGAATGAGCTAAAAGGAGTACAAAATGGCAGTCACCAGCACAACAGGCAACTTTGCGATCACCGGGCTCGACTCGACGGTTGTGGTTCGTGACGCAAGCATTGATATTTCACGCGACACACTGGAGACCACAAACTTAGGTGAATCAAGCAGAGCGTATGTGACGGGGTTGCGTGGCGCGTCAGGTAGTGCAACTTTGCTTTATGAAAACAGTCTGCTTGATGATGTCTACGCCAAAATCAATACCGATTCGCAAAGTAGTATTACCGCAACACTGACGCTGACCACAGGCAAGACGATTTCAGGCAGTGTGTTGATTACCAGTGTTGGTTCAACCGTGACTGTAGGTGACGTTACAAGCACAAATGTTGCATTTACGTTTACTGGTGGCCTGACCATCTCCTCGACGTAATGGCAGTCCTCGGCACATTCGGCAAGATCGTCCTCAACCGCTCGGCGCCAACGCCTGTTGCTGTTGATGTCACTGCGCTGAACCAAGACAAGGATATTATCTCGCTGACGGCGCAGGGCTTTCGCAGTGGCGATCTGGTCGAGGTCGCCAGTATTGATAACTGGCCGAACGCGGATCTTGCGGATGCACCGCTGATTCCGACCTACGCCAACATTTACGACTACCAGGACTATCCCGAACTCGTCGGCTACAGCACGGCATATCCTGCTGCACTGTTGCGTCCGTATCGATGGCTGGCAACTGAAAGCAACGACGCGCTGACAACCGAGAGCGGCGACATCATCGCAGTGCAGTCAGACGCGGACACTACGCCGTACCGCAACCGCTTGTACGTTCACGTTGACCCGCTTAATCGGCTGTCGTTCTACCGCACTCGTTCGGCGGCGCTGGCTGGTGCGAACGACTCAACACGCGAGAACATCAGCCAAGCCGCTTTTACGCTAGACCCGACCGCTCCAATTGAATTGCGATTGGTCAATGAGTGGAAGCTAGAGACATGTTTGCAGGGGTGGGAATTGAGCTTAAACTCAAACGAAATCGATACCACTGGTCTTGGCGACAAGTTTTTTGATGGCGTCAAATCACTAATACAAGGCGGTGGTTCGTTTGATTTCTTAATTGAGCGCGAAGCAAACGACACTCGTAATACGGCAATTATTAGCCAAAGTCGCTACGCAAATGCGCGTTGTTTTGTTGACGTAGATCAAAACATAACTTACGCCGATGCTGATATCGTCGGCACTGCTGGCAGCATTGCGGATTATGGCCCGAATTACAACGACTCAAGCTTAAATCCAGGCGTAGCCGCCTATGACAATGCGAATATCACGCCACGCAGTGAAATCATTGTCTGGTCAGCTCAAGCCATTGCAACTGTTGGCACCAGCAATTTGCTGCGTTTACTTTTGAATACCAATGAGCAGTCTGAAGCTGAGGCCCAATTCTGGATGATTGACAGCGACGCATTAAATCGCGATAGCTACAGCACGGGCTTAGAATCCGGTGATCTGTACTACAAAGCGCAGATCATGCTGACGAGCAGTGCTGTCAGCGTTCGAGCGGCAGACGTTATCACTGGCTCAGCTAGCTTCGTGACCGTCAGGGAAGTAGAATTGAGAGAAGGCTAGACTGCACTCACAGCGCCGCAGCATTATGACGCTCAAGATTACGCATAAACACAGCACCGCCACTGGCACGCCACCTGCAGCGGGTGACATTGATGTGGGTGAGATAGCAATTAACGCGGCGGATGCTGAGCTGTATACAAAGGACACCGCAGGCAATATCCGCAAGTTTCAGAACACCACTACCGGCACCGCCGATGGTGTGCAGTTTACGCAGAGCGGCACTGGCGCTGTGCGGCGCACCGTTAAGTCAAAGCTGCAAGATGTGGTGAGTGTTAAAGATTTTGGTGCGACTGGAGATGGCCTAACAAATGATTTCTCTGCGTTTACAGCAGCCATTGCCGCTTCAAGTGTCATATATGTTCCGGCTGGCACGTATTTAATAAATGGAACCGTCACGGCAACTTCTGATAAAACGCTCATTTTGCAAGGCACACTTGACTGCACGGGCGTCAGCACTGCTGTATTACTAAGTGGCCCAATCGATGTTCAAGGTGGCGGATTTATTGTTGATTACGAGGCAAACCCCGCCGCGCAAAAGCTAAAAATCAGAAATTCAGACACAACAAGTTTTAATCAATACATTAACTCGTTGAATCCTTTATGGTTTAATGGGTCAGACATAGGCGAAAAAATAAACAAGGCTTTTCAATGCGGAGGCAACAAAACGACTGTTTCTGTGCCCTGCGGCACCTACGATCTCACTACAACCATAAATCTAAACGAGACCGTCAACGGACAACAGTTGACATTGCGTGGACAAAGCACAATGTCGCCTACTTTTGAGATGGGCGCAAACTCGGCCTTGGTTGGAATCTCAACAGCTGGTTCCGATGAGGGCTACGTGGAAAATGTTCGTGTTCTAGAGACAACAGGATCACGGACAGGAGTTGGAATTACGCTTGGCGGTACCAGTCTAACAGTAACCAACTGCTGGTTTAGCAATACAAAGTATGGCATGTTGTTAAATGGTGGGCAAGGCATTCATGCAAGTAATATTTACGTTGAAGCCTGTGATTATGGCTTGCTTTGCGGCGCTCGATTTGCTGACTACTCGATTTCCGGCATGACTGCAGGCACAACAGTTCTGAATAGTCGCTTTCACGAGTGCTATTTATATAATTGTGGAAGCGGTAATAACTTAAAAAAATCTGGACTGCGTGTATCAAATTACAGCGCACTTGCTGTAAGCGGTGTCACTGGCGCGATTGCAGAGGGCGATACCTTGACAACTGCCGGCGGCGCCACTGTTCCGGTCGTAAGCATTAACAGTGACAAAACCAGCATTTGCGTAGAGATTGACGAAATCAGCGGATCGTTTTCTTCGTCAGAAACGTTCACGACTAGCAGCGGCGGGGCGGGAACAATCGCTAGTGCGCAATCAAATCAAACTAAAGCGCTAGATTTTTCACAACTTGCTGTAGTCAGCAACGACAGAAACGGGGCGTATATTACAAACGGGCTTGGATTAACAATCCAAGGACAGTTTAGAAGTAATGGGACAAACGCTGCGACAACATCAGCAGGCATTTATTCACCAAGCGACTCTTTTTCTACAGTAACTATTTGCAATACTCTGTTTGCAGATCAGGAAGTTAGTGGATCGTCCGGCGGGAATGGTGCTGATATTAGAGGAGGCAGCTTTTCCTTCTTAGGTTGTAATTTTGCTAATCAGCAAGGAGCAAATCAAACTATAGGCATAAGACGCTCCTCTGGAACTGTGAGTGCTACAGGGTGCATTTTTAGCGGAATTACTACAGCAACTACCGGCACAATCACAAAGGTTAACTGTTTTGGAAGTAATGTCGCTAACTCTGACCCTGTTGGCCCCGTTGGCAATTCTCTTGTTTTTGATGTTGGTCCTATCAATGCATCTACTGTCACTGTGGTCACCAATCAACCATTAACTAATGGGCAGAATGAATCCTGGCGATGCTATGGTCACAACGCAAATGATACACTTGCCAGCTTCTATGTAATAAATGTAACAAACGAAGACGGAACAATAGATTCTTTGTCTTTGAATAATGGCACCGGCATCGCTTTTGCAGTTGTAGACAATGGAGATAACACCTACAATATCACCGCAACAAATCCTAACGCAAACAATAGATATGCCAAAGGTTACCTGTCCTCTTATGCGTCTTAAGCCCGGAACGGCTCAAAACTATTTTGTTCCTTTGCCCTTTTCCCGTCATGCCTTTTTCTGAGTCCTCAACAGAAAAAATTGAAGTATTAGGCGACGGTGTGATTAACTGCCAATGCAATATTTTAATTTACAAAAATGACGCGGTTTTTGCCGCCAGCAATGTTAAGTCATGCTATTTTCCCGGACAAGATTTAAGCGATGCACCTCAAATGGTCCAAAAAGCTGCCTCTGCTTTCTGGACGCCTGAAATCATCGCCGACTATAAAACTAAAGTTGTTTCGGTTGCTTCGTAATGGCCAACATCAAGATCTCCGAGCTAACTGCTCTCACCCCGCCTGATGCCGCCGACCTCGTGCCGGTGACAGACAGCAGCGCCAGTCAAACCAAGCGCACCACTGTCGGCGAAATTGTCGGCATCGTGAACGGCGATGTTGATGTTGCCAATGACGGCACTGCGACGATCAGCGAGCTGCCGGTCTACAAACTGCAGGATGGCAGCGCTCGCCAGCTGCTGCAGACCGATGCCGCTGGCACTGGCGTTGAGTGGACCAGCAATGTTGATGTGCCTGGCACGCTGGATGTAACTGGTGCAGCAACGCTTGATAGCACGCTGGATGTAACTGGTGTCACCACACTTAACGCTGCACTTAATGTCTCCGGTCTTGCAAGCCTTGACGGCGGCATTGATGTTGATGGTGCGTTTACTGTTGCCGACACCAGCGGCAACATTGCTACCTCCGGCACGCTCGGAGTTGACGGTCAATCCACGCTGGCTAGTGCTGCAGTCAGTGACTTGATCAGCGGGCGTGTGGTACTGGCGGGCACTAGCGGTGAGCTAGAGGACAATGCTGGGCTGACCTTTAACGGCACGCAGCTTGATGTTGGTGGTGATGTCGTCATTGCTGGCGATCTAACTGTTGAAGGTGCATCGACGATTCTTGAAACCGAGACCGTCAAGGTTGAAGACAAAAATATCGAGCTTGGCGTCGTTGCATCACCAACCGATGGCACAGCAGACGGCGGCGGCATCACGCTAAAGGGCGCTACCGACAAAACCCTTAACTGGCTTGATGCAACGGATAGCTGGACCAGCAGCGAAAACTTCGATCTAGCTAGCGGCAAAAGCTACCGCATCAATAACACTGAAGTTCTGAACAGCACCACGCTGGGTAGTGGTGTTACTGGATCTAGCCTCACCAGCGTCGGCACGATCAGCAGCGGCACCTGGCAAGGCACTGCAATTGATGATGCTTACCTCGACACAATCAGCACTGCAGGTAAAGTCAGCAACAGTGCCACTACAGCCACCAGCGCTAACACCGCAAGTGCAATCGTTGCGCGGGATGGAACAGGAAACTTCTCGGCTGGCACGATTACAGCCGCACTAACCGGCAATGCCGATACAGCTACGGCACTTAGCAGCAACAGAACATTTGCCGTTACCGGCGACGTTACAGGTACTGTCAGCAGTGACCTAACCAGCGGCGCAAGTATCGCTACATCGATCGCATCAGGTGTGATTGTTGATGGTGATGTCAACGCCTCGGCTGCGATTGCTGGCACAAAGATCAGCCCAGACTTTGGTAGCCAAGCTGTTACTACCACCGGGTTGATTTCTGCCGATGGAAAAGTCAGCTTCCCGCTTAGTACGGCTGCCCTGCCATCGCTATATCCAGGGTCTGATACCAACACTGGCATCTATTCACCTGGAGCGGACACAATAGCCATCAGCACTGCTGGTAGCGAGCGCCTACGAATCGACAGCTCGGGCAACGTGGGGATTGGGACTACGAGCCCCGCTCAAAACATCCACGTAACTGGCAACCAGACGCGGATATTTATCGACAGCACTAACTCAAGCAGCAACACAGGGGTTAGTTTTGGTGACAACGGTACAACTGTTGGAGGTGTGCTTTACAGCAACAGCGACGACGCATTGCTGTTTCAAACCAATGGAACCACAGAGCGCGTTCGCATCGACAGCTCGGGCAGGCTCTTAATTGGTACGTCTAGTGCGCAAACGATTGGCAATAGCCAAGCACAGCTAGAAATTTCGACAGATTCTGCATCTGGCTACGCCCTGTCCTTGAGCCGCTCTGTCACTGATATTTACGGTCCGCAGATTAACCTTCGATCCACCAGAGGAACAGCCGCTTCTCCTGTAGTCGTTGATAACGGCGATCAACTCGGTTCAATCGCTTTCTATGGATACGACGGAACAGACTCTAACCATCAGTTTGCTTCGATTGTGGCTTCAGTTGATGGGACACCTGGAAATAATGATTGCCCAGGCCGCCTAGTGTTCTCCACTACTGCGGATGGGGCGAGTTCTCCGACGGAGCGGATGAGGATTACAAATGGGGGAAATATTCGCATAGGATCCGCATTGGCATATGCCTCCGAGTTTTTTACTGTAAATAATGGTGGTACACTCGCATCAGAAATTACAGCTTTTGGCGGATCTGGCGGCGTCAATCATAAATTCTATTTCCATAATGGAGCGGCTGGAAATGCTGCTGGTACAGTCTATTGGACAAATGCTAACTCCACTACTGGAAGATCTATTAACGCAGGTGGAACAATCAACGCATCAGGCGCGGATTATGCCGAGTACATGGTAAAGGCTGGTGATTTTACCATTAATAAAGGTGATATATGTGGAGTTACATCTGACGGTTTACTAACTCTTATTTACCAAGAATCTGCTGGTTTCCTTGTTAAATCCACAAATCCTTCATATGTCGGAAATGATGGTTGGGGTGCCGGATATGAAGATGATACTGATGGCTTGGAATTAGTTCGTAAAACTGTTGATCGCATTGCCTTTGCTGGTCAGGTGCCAGTCAACGTCATGGGCGCAGTTCCTGGTCAGTACATTGTTCCTACTGAGGCTGCTGATGGTGGCATTGAAGGTGTTGCCAAGAATGAAGCTGACCTAACTCTTGCTGAGTACATGCGTGCCGTTGGTAAGGTTATTGCCATTGAAGATGACGGGCGTGCTCGCATCATCGTCAAAGTCGCTTAGTCCCCTTCACTACTGCTGATGGGTCGTCTTCTCCGTTGGAGCGGATGAGGATTAAGTCAGACGGTGCTATGACAAAGATCGAAACCTTAGAACAACGCCTAACTGATGCTGGTATCGCCTAGCGGCAACCCGCCCCGTGTTACAGCGGGGTTCTCAGGCTACACTAACCCTATTGCTTTTCTTTCATGGCAAACACCTATACCTGGAAGGTTGCTCAATGCGACCGCACCTTGGCTGATGGCGTAATCTCTACGCTCCATTACACCGTTACAGCCGTAACAGATGATGGCGTCTATTCGGCTGGTGCGTATGGCTCAATCGGTCTTGAAGCACCTGATCCTGAGACGATGATCCCTTATGACAGCGTAACTGAAGCGAACTGCATCGCTTGGGTACAAGCTGCCCTTGGTGGTGATGAAAAGGTCACTGAAATCCAAACTGCACTGGATAATCAACTGACTGAAAAGCGCACTCCAACCACAGGAGCCGGTGTTCCCTGGGCCTAATAAAACGCCCTGACCCAATGATGCCCAGCAAGCCTGGAGCGGAAGACCAAGAGGCAATAAGCATCAATGGCTAAACCCAAGCCCCTGAACGGCGCACAATTCGTTGTGAGCAAACCAAAAAAAACACGCCAAGGCAACGGTTTAAACAGCAAGTCTTCGCATGGTCGTAAAAACGGGAGGAAGTATCGCGGTCAAGGGAAAGGTTGATGGATTCCCGCACTTACGAAAATTGGAAAAAGGTAAAAGAAGCTCTAGAAAGTGCCGGGAAAACTGATTGCATGTTTTACAAACGTGCTGTGATGATATTGGCTGGCAAGCCAGACCCGCTAAACTAACCGGGAAGGAGCGCGTCAATTGTGATTGAAATTTACGCAGCGATTCTTGGCGCGTCTCTTGGCATTGCTGGGATGTCCGTATCAGGCTTTACCAGGAGAACTAGTGAAAGTCGTGAAGCAGTTATTCGCCTCACAGCAGGCGTTGAATCCATAGCGATGAAGCTGGAAGATTTACATCAGGACATGAAAGCGGAAAAAATTCAGGCCACTGCTGACCGCCGCGAAATTTACGAGCGCCTTAACGACCACGGAAACCGCATCACCGTTCTGGAGTACAAAGGCCCACAAGGCTAGTATTAGACAAAGTCCTGAACTTCATGAACTTCGAGGAAATCCTTGGCCACCCTGCCCTGTGGGTTGTCATCGCTGCTGCATCTGAGCTGATTGGCATGAGCAAGCTAAAAGACAACAGCGTCATCCAATTTTTGTTTACTGCAATCCGCAGCGTTAGACCCGAAAAAAAGGGCTGATACCGTCTGACGGTCGCTGGATCGCTCTGTTTAGCACCCGTTCCATGTGGAGCAAGGTCAACAGAGATATCCAGCGCCGTAAATTTTACGCAACGCTGCCGAAAAAACTAGACCAAGCTGAAAAGGACTGGCACGCAACCCAACCTGCCGAAGTGCCACCTCCACAGCGCCTTGACGACCTGCACCTTCGCGCACCATGGCATGAGCCCAAACACCCCGGTTCACCTGAATGACCTATTCCGCTACTACCGGAAACTGCCCCATCAGAGTGCTGCGCTGGTGGAGCTTGAAGCGGCAATTTTAAAAGTACAGCCAGACATCCTTAACCGTGACCAGCCCTGGTACGGAACATGGATTTCGGCTGTAAACGACAAAAGATACGGCGCTGCGGTGGAGCTTATCAAAGAATTTGAAGGTTGTCATTTAACTTCATATTTGTGTCCTGCTGGCATACCAACGATTGGCTACGGAAATACCCGGTATCCCGAGGGACAAAGTGTAAGGCTAGGCGAAAAAATTAGCCAAAAAAGAGCAGAAGAAATGTTGAACTTAGAGATACAACGCACCGCAGACATTCTTGAAGCTGATGTACCGTTTTGGAATAGCATGAGTGCCAACCAAAAATCAGCCCTCATTAGCTTTGCCTTTAACGTTGGAGCGTATTTTTACGGTTTACCAGGATTTAGCACAATAAGCCGCGTATTAAAAAACCGCGAATGGAAACAAGTACCAGATGCTTTACTACTTTATCGAAACCCCGGTTCTCATTTTGAGCAAGGATTACGCCGTCGCCGTATCAAAGAAGGCCGCATTTGGTCAACGCCGTAAGTTTCCCGGCGTTACCATATAAACAGCTGCAAGTCAAATAGGTTGCTGCAGTGTATTGAGCGGTGGTAGTGGACCACCAGATTGACGGGACTGAGCTGGTATCCCGTAAAAAAGCCAAGGTGCGCTTTCGTGACCATATCTTGCAGCAATGGAACTACTGCTGTGCCTACTGCGCTGAACCGCTAGGCAAGAACGCAACGCTAGATCATGTAGTCCCAAAGTGGAAAGGCGGGGTAACAGAACAGCGCAATTTAGTAGGCTGCTGTTTCTCTTGCAATAGCCACAAATCAGGCCACGACTGGCAGAAGTGGTACAGAGAACGTGACTACTGGAACGAAGCCCGCGAAGCCCGCATTTCAGAATGGACGGAGCAGTGAAGCACGTCTGCAATGGTACGTGCTTTTTGTTCGTTAGTCGTCTCTACGCATAAGCCGCCGCCTGAAGTGCAGACTATAAACCACTGTTCAGGTAGCGCCCGAATCTTGACCATACCCTGGTCCGTTAGACGAGTTGCGGTATATGCGTTCTAACTGATTTGCAACTGGATTACTACCGCCGATGGGCATTCCATCAAAGGGGTGGTTAGCAATAAAAAGCAACGGACCATCCATTTCTTTAACGGCGAGCATACCGATGCGCGGACTACGCACCAGTACGTTAAGGGCTATACGCTCGAACCAGTTCAAAAAGATAACTTTCATAGGTTCAGTGTAGGAAAAACGGCCTCGCACACTGTCGGAAAGCACTTTTTAAACACAGCTGCACACTGAAAGGCGACTTGCCGGTGTTCCAGCTGTGTATCGTTATTAGCCCGCAACTGGATGTAATGCACCCAAGACCTTAGTGTCCCTTGCATGTAAAGGGTGGTAGGAGTACAGAGTGGCAGGATACGTCTAGCCGTCTCCTTGGCAACGCCCCGTTCCAATAGGGATTCATAAAACAGAAAGGCATCAGCAATGATGCGACCAGCACCTGTTTGGAAATCTTCCTGATGTTTTGGGTGTAGATCACTGATGCTGTTCTGTCGATTTTTAGTGTCTTGTCGTCTGAAGTAGGGTATCTCAGCTGGTTGTGTCTTGCTGTAGCGGGTAGAAAATTCTTGGAACGAAAAGGACCGATGCCGCAGTATTTGCGCAGCAATGTCACGTTCGGTGTCTATTTGAACGCACATGTTGGCCATCTCAAATGGTGACCAGTGCTTGTGCTTAACAAGGTATTTAAGAAGCCCTGGTCCGGTTTCCCAGTTGTCTTGATTGCTGGGGTTACTAACACGTGCCATGCGCACGATCAGTTTTTCAGCGTCTGGAGTTGCCCAGACCAATTGAACATTGCTCATGAATAAAGCGCAGAGATCAGACGTTGCACCACATCTTTTTTAATGTGGTAGTGCTTGTTGCAGTGGACGTGAAGTGTATCCACGGAAATTTCTACGGAATACAAAAGTGTGGAGCACACCGTACATTTCCAAGCCCGTGTCGTCGCTACTTCGTGTGACCTACGAGTGCCTATGGTTTTTACGACGCCCCTGCCTGAGGCACCACAATTAGAACATTCCATTACAACGGCCCACACGTACCTATCTTTGCAAGTACATGAAGTTTTCTTAAGGCTTTATGGTATCTTTGCCTTACACGCTCTCTGGACATACCCAAGTCCTTTGAGATTTTTATGTAGGTCTGTGCTTCGCCGCCATCAAAAGCAAATACACGTTCAACGATGGTACGGTCTACGGGGCTTAGGGTCATTAAGAGCCTGTCTACCGTATCACCGCAGAAAATGTTGTCAAGCTTTTCCATGGGGTGTTCCCCATCAGTAATAAGTTCAAGCAGGGTATGGTCAGAATCCAAACCAGCCGCAACTTTATCCAAGCTAAGGCAGTCCTCACTGCTTTCTAAGTATTCCCGCAATCGCTTAGGGGATATAGCACAGTATTCTGCGCTTTCTTCTAAGGTGGGCGGCCTACCATGCGACAACTCAAACTGAGGTCTCCATTGGCGCAGCTTCGTTAATATTTCCCCGGCATGAGACGGAATGCGAATCATGCGGTCGTGGTAACTCAGATAGCGACTAATTGACTGCCTGACCCACCAGTAGACATACGTGGACAGAGCATAACCACGTTCTGGGTCAAACTTTTTAATGCCGTGAGCAAGCCCGATGTTTCCTTCTTGCACAATGTCAAACATTTCTGTGCGCTTGGAACGTAATGTGTAACGTTTTGCGATAGATACGACAAGCCTTAGGTTGCAGTTGATGAGCTTTTGATAGGCCCGTTTGCCCGCCTTAATTTCCTTTGCGGTGGGGTTTTCAGATGTAACCCAAACCTGCACTTGCCGCGCCAGCAGTATTTCCTGCTCTTTGTTCAAGAGCGGATACCGGACAATGTCCTTCAGGTATTGACTAAAACCGTCCATCAGTAAGAAACTTCCACAATGCTTGGTACGCAGCCCATACTGTCTTCGAGGCTACGTGCCACTTGGCAAGCTTTCTCAATAGTTACATAGGAGCAAGCGTCTTCTGCTTTGTACGTCAAGCGAATACCGTTGTTTTTAGGAAAGTTTGCGTAGTAGGCCGCAAGATACAAAACTTTACCTTCGTGTGTTGTCTTAAGTGCGTAGCGAGTCATTGGCCGGTAAGTATCAGACCCAGGAAGAGTAGCACAGTACAAAGACTTTTACTTGGTATCTTCAGGAGCTTTACGTGACTTAATACGGCCTTCCACCCGTTTACGAACAGAAGCCCGCCAAGCAGCTTCATCTTTAGCAACTGCCTCGTTGTAAACCGCAGCAGGGTATTCCCGTTCCAATGCTCTATAGACCGCAGCACGAATCCAAGCGGTGGGACGTGTGCTAGCTTTTTCAGCTAGGTCAAACAACAATTTCGCCCTATGCGGATCAAGAAGAATCTGCATATACGTTTTATTTCCGTGCCGAATCGCCATCAAGTAGTAGCCCAGTAGACTTTAGTCTAGCAATGTGCTACCAAAGAAGCGCCTGATCCACATGCTTACGCCATCCAGTCTGCTGATCCTTACGAGCTTTTGTGCGCTGTTTACGACAGCCGCGCCTTACTTCCCTAGCACCTTCAAGGAAATTGGCTGCGCGGAGCAAGTCTGCAGTGGTGGCACGCGCTATTTCGTACTGCAAGAACTTCATAACTATCTGCCGCCCTGTTTCTGGTGGCATAGGCAGCATCCATCACTTCCGCAAGACTACGGTAACAACCTGTTTCCTGAGGGGTATGGAAGGACCATCCGTTAAGCGTGCGATAGATGCTGACCATGGTGCGTTATTTATTAATGGATCTCGGACCAACGCTTCCCTACAGAAGGTTCAGCTAGAGGCGGAATGTCTCCCAACCACTTAGCTTCGGCGCTTTCCATTACTTGTTTTAGCTGGTCCGCCCAATGCTGCGCCTTTTCTTCACGAACAAGTAAGAGAATTTCATCGTGGATGCAGGCCGCAATTTTTACTTCCTGCTCACCAGCTTCTAGAACCTTTGGCCATAGGTTTCCTAGAGCGCATTTAAGGATGGCCGCACCAGCCCCCTGGATTGGGGTGTTGCACCTTACTGTCAGACGGTTCATGTCACCTGGCAGAAAACGCCGCATGTCAGAGCCTGGAATACGGATTTCGGCCCACCGATTACTTGCTGTCTTTGAGGCGTCGGCAGCATTCTGGTTTTGCCACCGCTTCACACCTGCATAAGTATCCAGCCATTGGTTACGAATTGTTGCAGCTGCCTCCACAGTCATGGTGACGCCAGAGCTAGCAGCGTAATTCCGCAAACCTTTAGCACCCGACCCGTACAGCAAACCGAAATTCGCGCTTTTCGCGATCTGGCGAGAACAACCAATTGCTTCAGCGGTAACCGTATGAAGGTCTTCACCAGCCTGGAACGCTTTGGTCATCTTTTCATCCTGCGCCACTGCTGCAGCGAGTCGAAGTTCCATCTGACCAAAATCCGCATCCACAAGTAGCCAACCATCAGGAGCCTCAACACATTGCCGAAACTCTGTATCACGGGGAATCTGCTGATTGTTCGGCTTAATGCAGGACATACGACCAGATTCCGCCCCAAGCTGCAGGTAGCTGGCACGTACAAAGCCGTCCGGGTCCATCTTTTCAAGGATCCCTTCAGCCATTTGACGCCGCTTTTCACTTTTCTTCCATGCCAAATAGGTCTGTATGACATGGTGGTCCGCAGCGTAATCCTGAAGGGCTGCCCTACTAGCACTAGGCTTGCCGGTTTTATTGTCCTTTGGCACTGTCCCTAGAAGTGCTGTGAATTTTTCTAACAATTGCTTGGGACTACTTAAGTTGAAGCCTGCTTCTAGTTTGGTCCCACGGCGAGAATCACCTGTAGCTTTCGGCCTGAGGTTAAACGCTTTCGGCGCCGTTTCAATCTGTTCAATTTCCGCATACCACTTTTCGTAGTCTGAGTCTTCGTGCCCCATTTGCGTAACAAGGTCTCGAAGCTTTGAAAGTCTTTGAGTATTTGCTGCTTCTCTTGGAAGCTTATGTTCCGCCGGAAGCGCATTATCAAGTTCCCGTAAAAAGTCTCTACCGAGCGCATGAATGTCGTGTTGGTAGTCATTACAAAGCTGCTCAAGACTGGTACGGTTCCAAGGAAGCCCGGTACGCCACATCTGGGCCATAGCGGGAAGTGCTTTGCACTCTAATGCGTATGCGTCAGCAAGCCGTGCATTTTGCAACGCCACTGTAAGTGGATAATCCAGCTGGAGCAGCACCTCAACATCTTTAGCGGCATAGACCAACTGGTCTCGACTTAAGACTGGAACGCTCCAATCAGACCGCTGCTGTTCCTTGTCGAGTTCAATTTTGAGGACACGCTTGGCCACATGGGCTAGCCCGTGTCTGAGGTTAGGCGTTCCATTGTGGTGGAGCTTACTGGCAAGCATGGTGCAGCCAATTCTCCGTCCCCGCACATAGATGCCATGTTCTTGAAGCCAACCAAGGTCAAACACTGCATTGTGGGCTAGCCAGTAACGCTCACCATTGGTAAAGAACAGGCGGAGCTTTTGCCAGCCATCTTCATCTAGTTCAAAGCAATCAATGATGACAATGGTTTTACTGACTTCGCAACCCAGCTGGATTAAACGAAGTTTGCCCACTTCGGGCTGCAGCTGGAGCGTTTCCGTGT